AGGCTCTGATTCTTCTGAATACTCAGTTTCATCAGATTCAACTTCACCACTGGTTTCAAATTCTTCGGTTGATTCTTCCGGTTGGCCTTCTTCGGCTCCATTGTCATCACCCATCAAACCCAGAAACGCATTAGCGGCTTGGTTTACGTTTAGGCTTTCACTCCCCGAGGGGTTGGTGTTTTCCATATTTCATCTCGAAAATCGCTGGAAACCGTCCAGACAGCGGGTGAGTTTCCTCACAGAATCTTCCATTTTTTCTCTTGAATCTTGGTTTCTGCGGCAATGCCTTGCAAATGTCCAAGGAAAAGATCAAGCGTCTTGATGTGGTTGTAAGCGGCTTCCCGTTCATCAACCTCATCTCGATTTGTGTTAATTATCACACTAATCTGCTGATTTTTCAAATCATCCATGACTTTTATGAAAAAGTCGTCATTTAGCAGATTAGAGGCCCACTGAGCCTGAAGTTTTTTATCCATACTGGCTTTGAATTCCTGAAATGATACTTGCCAATGATGCGGGTGCATTATTAAGCTGACCAATTGTCTTATTCATATCATACGCTTGTGGGCCTGTTCTACCAATGCTTGCGATAATGTCATCGATAGAAACTGGAGTTTCACCAATGTTTCCAATGACCTGATTGCTTGCAACTTGAGGCAATGCGTTCATTGGCATATATTGATTGTTCAGCGTATTAATCAATGATGAGATTGACTGAGGCGCCGGAGCATTTTCCCACTGAGTACCTTGCAACAATGCGCGAGTACCAAAATCAATTGGCGCTGATTCTTGAAATGCTTTGTTGTATTCAGGAGATTTCCAAGAACCTGGAACAGGAACAATCTCATAACCAGTTTGTTGATCGCCACCACTTGTAGCAGCAGCACCAGTTGCCAACAAAGCAGGAACAGCTAATCCAGCGGCTGCTTTTGCAAGATCAATCTTTGCAAGCTCTTTGTCCAGTTCTTCTTGAGTCATTGGCTTTTCAACGACTTCAGGAATGTTCACATTAACATTTGGTGCTGGCTGATTGATAAACGAGTTTGGATCACCAAGCGAAACACCAGACGATGGAACTTGCAAACCAAGTCCAGAATCAGGAATTGGCAAAGAATAATCAACAGGCGTATTCGCAACATCAATCACTTCATTGATTGTCGGAACCTGAATGCCTTGAGCGCCCATCTCTGGAATAACTGGTGCACCAGATGAAAGCGAATAATCAGGCGTGAATGAAGTGTCAACTGGAGGCAGTAGACCAGCTTCAGCAAGCATACTTTCATAACCAGCCTGAGCATTACTCACAGCATCGTTGTAGGCATTTGGCCCTGTTTCTTGGCTAGACAGGTAATCTCCAGCGGCTGCAATCTTTGCCTCATTTGCTGCGCCAGACAATCCAGACATTGCTGCACCAGTGAGAAAATCTCCACCTTGCGCTTCAGACAAAAGGCCACCAGTAATTGATTTACCGGCAACATTTGCAGCAGTTTCATTAACGCCAGCACCTTGCAATCCGCTTGAGATTTCAGGAGCAATAACACCACCAATCTGTCCACCGGCATAAGCCAATGTAGCGGCTTTTGCAGCGTCTTCAATATCATTTCCTTGAGCCAATTGCAAAGCAGCAACACCAGCAGGGCCACCAAAAGTAGCAGCAGCCACATTAGCGGCAAAATTCAGAATTGCATTGTCACCAAGAAGATTGGCAAGATCATTACTGGATGCGCCAGTGGTGTAAAAGTACGGCGTTCCATCTGGAGCAAATTGGACACGGAAACCAGTGTTTCCAGAGCCAGCAAACGTACCACCCCAAGCATTACCAGTTTGGCGTTCGCTGTATGTGTTAGGTACAGCTTGACCTGTTGTCTTGTTGCCGTAAGTTGTTGTTATGATTTCTTGACCAGATTCAGGATCAATTGATTTTTGCTTTATTTCACCAAACTGCCTAATATCAGTGATACCAATACCAGACAAGATTTCAGCCATGCCACGAGCATTAGCTTCAGCCGAGCCAAAGCCTTCACCAGACCATTTTGATGCTGTGCCTTGCCCAAGGATTTGTTGTTTTAAAGAATCAATACTTTGTTGCTTTTGAGCTGCAATTTTTTGTTGTTCAACTGCCTTAGCATCAGCGGCTTCTGCTTCTTCTTTTGTGTTGAAAAATCCAGAAGTTATTGTTGACATCCATTTCCCTCTATTTACGAGGATAAGACGCGCTTGCATTGGATCGACATCCCTCAATGCATTAATATCACCTACTAGTGGATTAAATTGCTGTACAGCCATAATGATCCGCCTTAACCTGGAATTTCGACATTAGAAGTAATGCCAGCACCAACTTTCATTGCTTTAAGTTGTGCCTCAGCTTGGAATTCTTGCTCTTTCATTGCAAAGTGCATATTCATCTTCTCACGCTCAAGCTGAAGTTTTGAGGCTTCTTTCTCGCGCATTATCTGAAGTTCAGCAGCGGCTTTCTCACGTTGAAGTTGCAATTCCAATGCGGCTTTCTGGCGTTCAAATTCCAAATCAGCTTGCATCTTTGCTTGTTGCATTTGCATATCAGCTTGGAATTTAGCCTGTTGAGCCTGAATATCAGCCTGAGTCTTTTGCATCAAAGCTTGCACTTCTGGAGGCATCTGAGGCGGTTGCTGAGGTGGGTTAGACAACTGCTGGTCTTGTTCTGGGCTGATAGGCTTGAAGAACTCAGCAGAGTCTTTAAAGCCAGCAGCTTCAACCATACGGCCCAAGGACGAACGATATTGGCCCAAGGACACCAATGGGTTTGCAGGGCCGAACTGAGCCAACATTTGCTCTTGTTTAGCCAAGACCATTTGCAACATCGCCATCTGTTGGTCGCGGTTGCCATTGCCCAAACCGACATTCACGGTCAGGTCATATTTGTTAGCCCAAGTACGTGGGTCAATAGCTACAAACTGACCACGCAGGCGAATGATTCGCTCTTTCTGTTGGTACTTAGTGACCAAGTGCAAGATGCCATAGAACAAGTCACGAACACCAGTATCAGCAAAGATACGGGCAATCATCTCGATCTTGCCAGCGCCAGCTTGCTGCATAGATGCGACAGCAGCAGCAGTCACGTTTTGCAGGATAGAGGCATCAAGACCTTGGCTTGCATCAGTCACACCAGTGCGCTTTGATTGGACTCGATCCAAGTATTCCAGCATGGGGAACGACTGTTGAGCAACGTTCTGCACGTTCAACTGAGTAACAGCGCCTGGGGACTTGGCACGAATCACACCGCCAGCGGTAGAGGTCAGCAGGTCATCCAAGTTAACCTGGCCTTCAACAGCCACCACACGTGCATTGTTTGTCAGATACAGGTTATCCAACATCTGACGAGTCACAGTGGTTTTAATCAGTTGCAGGTCAACAGTGCGGTCTGCCAGTGAGTTGCCAAAGAACTTGTGAGGAATTGGGATTGGGCAAACAGAGTAGAAAGGCACATAGTCCGCTTCTTCGTTGCTCAGAATCTCATTGCCAGCATAGAACACTTGGCGCAGTTCAGCGATGCCATCACCGTCTTCATCAGTGCGGATATAGCACTCAAAGACTTCAACCTCTTGCATTGCCTTGTCTTCGGATTGAGTATCTTCAGGCTGCTCGCCACGGCTGTAACGTGTTACGCGCTCAGGCGTATAGGCCAAAGCATCACCAGAAGGCAAGCTGTTCACTGTGTCTTCATCAAAACCCATAGCGATCAAGTCGCTGCGAGTAATCATCTGACGGTGAGCAACAAAAGGCGCTGATTCAATCTTCACACCCTTTTTGGAGATCAAGAACTCCTCTGGAGGAACGTTCTCAATAGTCACCTTGCCAGATTTCACCTTCTTGCTGACTTTGACATCATGGATGCCATAAGTAGCAGGTGAACCGTCTTGATTCATGACAGGCATACCCATCGGATCAACAACGGGAAATTCTTGTGTGTCTTGCTCGACAATCTCCAAGTCCTTGTCTTGCATCATCAAGGCCAGCTCATCATCAGACAGACCTTGGTAGACCTCTTTGGTAACGTCTTCTTTATCTTCCCAGTATGCTTTAACGATGCCATTCTTTTGCATCAAAGCATCTTTAAACCAGTCGTGCATCAAGATCACGCCTTGGTTGTCTTCCAGAAAGATGTAATTCAGGTAATCGGTGACCTGTTTAGCGCCAGCCTCATCACCTGGGCCGCTTGGGTTAGCCAATACTATCTGGTCAGAACCAGTAAAGATTCGCATCAAAGGCGGCATTGCACCATCAATGGCCTCGGCAACTTCACCAGTAACGATTGAAGACTTGCCTTCTACCTCGTTTCCGTAAGGTTGACGCAAGTATGCTTGAAGGGCTTGCTTTCGTTGCTCTACCGTTTCGCTTTCAATAAAGCCGATAGAGTTGTCGATTTCAGCTTGGAGAATCGCTTTTAGGTTCTGACTCATGTGATACCTTTGGAGGTCGCCCGACCTTTGGGCGTTCTGGCAATTGTAATGCCTTTACCACATTTTCAAGCATTTCAATACGCTTTTC